CTGTGGCACTCTCATAATCTCCGGAGTCAAAGAAGCCCTTACGACCGTAGTCGAAAAGCTCCTTGTTTCCGAAAGTCTGAGAGAGGAAGGCCCCATTACAGGGCTGGCCAATAAGAGCGAAGGCGGGATGCCGACGCATCTTGGTGTGAATGATCTTCTGCCAACGACGGGCAAGATGATAAATCTCAGCCGCGCCCTTGGTGATGGTCCGGACCTTAAAAGGTTCGGTGAGAGGAACAACATGGGCCTGCACACCTTCACTGGATTGTGAATAAGCGAGTCGGCACCAGAAGTCCTCGGCCTCACGGTACAAGTCAGGGTCATGTAAGACCCTTACTTCGCACCGATCAGTAGGCCCCTTTGAGGCATAGCCCCAAAGGTATCCATCGTCGGGCTCGGGTAAAGACCCGATGTCGTGGTAGTTCCTAAGCAGATCTCCGCAAGCTCCCCCCTCACCTCGTTGACCGAGGAATGAGGCGCCAAATGATGGAAGGCGTGAGGGACACTTGCGACTGGGTGCGGAATGAATGACCGGAGAACCGGTCTCATCCTTGGAGTCCTCATAATAGTAATCTCTAGTGTCCTTGACTTTACCGAAGACTTCATCTGCTATAAGCTGGATTGCTTCGCAGACTTCATCATAGGTCGGGTCAGTAAGGAGGTCGACGGATTGGCCACACAGGATTTTCTTGTGTTTGACCAGGGAGTTCTTTACAAACTCATCCTCGACAGGTAGAGAGGCGTTCTTCGTCATGTAGAAGTCCTTTGCAAAGGCAAATCTCCAGGCCCGACCAGTTTTAATGGTTTGGGCTTTACCAAAGATCTTGGACCAGGAGGCCCCAGGATAGGGGCGAGCCAGGTTTCGGAATCTCCGGATGAGAGGCTTAAAGGCCTCGGGGACGGGCGGAAGCTCGTCCTGGTGGAGTTGCCGGGCATAGAAGTAAGCAGTCACCCACTTGAGGTAGGCTTCGAGCTGACCATGCTGCGCAAGGGCTGTCCAGCGACCGAGAAGAATGGAAACATTCCTTCGGTTTCGGATAGAACGTCTGAGGAGGCACCCAATCTCGACATACTTTTCGGGATAGTCGCCTCGGATGAGGGACTCGGCCCATAGATCACAGGTGTTGTTATACCAGTGAATCATATGAGCTGCCTTGATAAAGCAGTCAATGAGAGGAAGATCGAGAGGTGAGCCAAGGGTCTCACAGTCGGAGAGAATCTCCAGATGACTCGAGACGACCGTATCGGGGTCCCAGGATGGGGCACCAGAGGTTGGAAGTGAGCAGGCCGTGAGGCCTGACCACACCCTTACCAGGTCGTGAGTCAAAACTGTGGCAACTTTCTTCGGAAGGGTTGTTGCAGTCCCGTTCAGGTCAGAAATGACCGTTGGTTCCGGACACCTAGTGGGTTCACTGGCCAAGACAAATTGCGGAAGGAAGAAAGGTTTAAAAACCATTCTGACTGATGCTGAGTTTTGTGCTTGTGGACTATTTCACTGTGTG